TAGTTAAGGAGATTAAAATGGCATTTAGAAAATCAGCCGACGGTATTGTTAAAAAAGGCAGAACCGAAGGTAAAAATTTAGGTGATAGCGGCCCCACTGCTGGCATGATGCACGGCGGTAAAGGCAAGGGCGGCGGCAAGACTAACGCAGACATGAAGGCGATGGGTCGCAACTTGGCAAAAATTGCCGCACAGAAAAGAGGCTAATCATGGCTACATTCAGCAAAAAATTAATGGGCAAAGAAGTTGGCGATGCCCAAGTCTATGCCACGCCACACACTATGACCGGCAAGGTTGTTAAGGCTACCGATAATCCCGGTTCAGGCCCTGACCACAGCGATGCAAATACAGTCAATATGTCTGTTGGCAATATTTCTCGTCGTGCTCAACCAGCGGCTAAGACAACTGGAATCAAGGTACGTGGTACTGGCGCAGCTACTAAAGGCTTGATGGCAAGAGGCCCGATGGCATGAACTACACCCAGCTTGTCACGCAGGTAAACGATTACTGCGAGAACTCTTTCCCAACTGACAATATAAATACGTTTATTCGTCAGGCGGAGCAGCGCATCTATAACACTGCGCAGCCATCCAACTTGAGAAGGAATGTGACAGGCACGATAACTGCAAACAATAAGTATTTAAGTTTGCCAGACGACTTTCTGTCTACATATTCCGTGGCCATCTATCCCGCCAATGGTGGTGATTACGTGTATTTGCTGAACAAAGACGTAAACTTTATTCGTGATGCGTATCCAAATCCAAACACCACTGGTAAACCAAAACATTATGCAATCTTTGGTCCTCAATCAAGTAATGTAAACGAGTTAACGTTTATCATGGGACCCACGCCTGATGCAATATACAACGTTGAGTTGCATTATTACTACTACCCAGTGTCTATTGTTGAGGCGCAAACCACATGGCTTGGCGACAACTTTGATTCTGTACTGTTGTACGGTACAATTTGTGAAGCATTGGTTTACATGAAGGGCGAAGGCGACATGATGACTGTTGCGCAACAGCGTTATGTTCAAGCAATTGCTTTGTATAAAAATCTGGCTGATGGTAAGCAACGCATGGATGCTTATCGTGATGGTCAAGTAAGGGTCGCTGTATCATGAGCATTCTACAAACCGCAACCACAAGTTTTAAGGTTGAGCTTCTTCAGGGAGTTCACAACTTTGGCCCAACATCACCCAATACTTTTAAGATTGCTTTGTACACTGCAAATGCAACTTTAAACGCTGATACCACTGTTTACAACGGGGCCGGAGAAGTGTCTAGTGCAAACTATACGGCGGGCGGAAATGTTTTGGTAATTTCAACAACACCAACATCTGCCAATAATACAGCTGGCGTTCCAACGGCATTTGTTTCTTTTCAGGCAAGTAATTGGACAAACGTTACGTTTACATGCCGTGGCGCATTAATTTATAACTCTACACAGGGTAATAAATCAGTAGCAGTTTTGGATTTTGGCTCTGATAAAGTTGTTGTCAGCGACAATTTCCAAGTTACTTTCCCAACACCCGATTCCAACAGCGCCATCGTGCGCATTTCTTAAGGACTTATCATGGAACACAGCGCAGCAAAAGACCAAATTTCAGCCGGTCTAGTTACAAATCCTACAGCAGGCGATATGGTCGGCGCTGGTGGCGTTTACACAGTTACTTGTGTAGGCCCTGACGGTGTTGAAAAATGGTCTGATACATTCCACAATCTCGTTATGAACGGCGGTATTGCTAACATGAACGGCGTTTATTTCGCCCTCGGAACGCAATCTTCAACATGGTACTTGGGTCTTGTAACTGGCCCCGGTTCTGGTACAACTTATGCCGCTGCTGATACATTAGCGTCTCATGCTGGTTGGACAGAAAACACCGACTACTCTGGTAGCCGTAAATCAGTGACCTTTGGTGCTGCTACTACAGCCAACCCATCGGTAATTGCAAACACCGCATCGCCTTCATCTTTTGCTATTACAGGTACAACAACCATTGCTGGTGCGTTTTTAACTAACGTAGCTTCCGGCACATCTGGTGTTTTGTTCTCGGCAGGTGACTTTGTTGCTGGAGATAAGTCTGTTGCCTCTGGCGACACTTTGAATGTTACTTACACATTCTCTCTAACCGCGACCTAATAAGGTATGCTCGGGGATGTAGCATTTGCACAAGCGCCGTTTGCCTCTCAAGGGGGCAACACGTTTAATGTAGCCGTCTCCGAAACAGGTTCAAGTGCAAGCACGCCAGATATTGGTAGCGTTATTTTTGGTGGTTTCATCACTGAAGGCATTTCTGCTTTAGATTCCCTGTCTGCACTTGCTACATTTGTAGGCATTAATAACGAATCCGCTTCTGGAGCGGCGGTTTTTGACACATTAAATAATACCTTTAATGTGTTGTTTAGTTCTGCGGCTAGTGGTGGAGCGTCTACCTCATCTCAATCGGCTTTTGTAGCAGCTGTTAATGAATTTGTTGTCTTGGCCACTGCTGAATTTTATGGTCAAGCAGGCGCTGTAGCTTCAGTGGCAGAGAGTGCATCGGCAAGTGCTGCGCATCAAGGCGGCCTTGTAATTCTAATGGCGGTTACTGAAGCGGCGTCTGGCGCAGATACCAGAGTAGGAAACTATGTTAGTCCCGTTTCAATTCAAGAATCTGCCGTTGGAGATGATACTGTAAACGTATTAAAAACATTTAACGTAGATGCTACTGGGGTCCAGTTGGTGGTGCGTATTGGTAGCATACTTATTTGGGCTGAAATAGATGACAGCCAAGATCCAAACTGGCAAAATATACCGACTTAAGGATTCAAAATGGCTATTGTTTTAAAAGATCGCGTTAAACAAAGCGCAGCCGCACCCGGTACAGGAACGATTACGCTAGGCGCAACCACCGCTGGTTTCCAAGCTTTTTCTGCAATTGGCAATGGTAATGTTACTTACTTTGCAATCGTTGATCCTGTGTCTGGCGCATGGGAAGTTAACTACGGCACTTACACGGCTTCTGGCACAACACTAAGCCGTAACGCCACTCCTTTGTCTTCTTCCGCCGCTGGCGCTCTGGTTAACTTTACCGGCGCAGTGGATGTGTTTTGTACATACCCATCTTCAAAAGCCATTTACGAAGAAACTAATGGTAATGTTTTAATTGACGGCGGACCCATCACGATAGTTGGCAATGGCGTCACAAGCTACACAACATTCTCCGCTGCTTTGGGCGAGTTGTATGCCAACATTAACAACTTTGCTCAGTTCTACGCGCAAAACTTAAATGGGGGTTCGGAAGCTTCGGGCGATTTTGTTGCTTACCGTAACGATTCAACCGGCACAACTAAGTTTGTGGACTTGGGCATCAACAGTTCAAACTACAGTTCTGTAAGCTATCCTATTTTTACAGCCGGTTCCGCTTATCTTTTTAACAATACCGGGGAAATGTTTATTGGTAGCGAAACAGATGATTTAATTTTGTTTGCGGGTGGCGTAGCCACAACCGATTGGGCTGCGCGGATTGATAAAACAAGCAAGTTAATTACCACAAAAGCGGCTTTGACTTTGGGCGGCGCTTTGACTGGTGTGGGCGGCTCGTTTACTTCCCCTGTAACAACAACTTCGTCAATGGCAACCCCCGGCGCTACAGAACTTGTTACAAAAACCTATGTTGATAATGCCACATCAAGTGCGCTAATCTTCCATACAGCCGTTCAAGCGGCTTCTGTTTCTGCGTTTAATGAAGCGGCCACAGTCTATAACAACGGCACTGCGGGAGTTGGAGCTACTCTTACTAGGGTAAGCAGTTTCATTACTTTTGTAATTGACGGTTATAGCCCTTCAGTCAATCAACGGGTACTGATTAAAGACCAAACCACTCAAGCGTGGAATGGTGTTTACACGGTTACAACTGTTGGCTCCCCCTCGGTAGGCTTTGTTTTGACACGCGCCACAGATGCAGATACTGCTGGTTCTGGTGCTAACTTATTAAGCCTTAATGACTATTTCTATGTTCAAAATGGTACGGTTAACAAGGGTACTGCTTATGTTTTAAGCGCCCCTTCCGGAACAATTACTTTTGGTACATCAAATATTCAATTTGCCGAGTTTAGTTCTTCTCAAATTTATACCGGCACATCTCCTATTGATGTTACTAGCACGGTTATTTCGTTGACTACTGTGCCAGCCACTTTGGGTGGCACAGGCACGGCCACTGTAACCACGGGCGATCTGTTGTACGGTTCAGGCACAAACACTTGGGCAAAACTACCAGCTGGTGCAGGTTACAGGTCTTTGTTAATGAACGCAGGCGGCACTCAAGTTGAGTGGAATGCTGTTGCGCTTAACCAATCTAACGCTGTATCTGGCACATTGGATGAAACCAACGGCGGCACAGGTTTAAACACATACACGCTAGGTGATACAGTTTATTCAAGCGCGGCCAATACACTATCAAAGCTTGCCGGTAACACCACAACTACCAAGAAGTTTTTAGTACAAACCGGTACAGGCTCTGTATCTGCGGCTCCAGCATGGGATGTTGTTAACGGCGCAGATGTAAATGGAAACATTACAGGTTCGGCTGGCTCTGTAGCTAACGCCTTAACTTTAGGTACGTACCTTACTGGCACAAGCTATAACGGCTCTTCCGCAGTAACAGCTGCCGTGGATGCAACCGCAGTAAATACAGCCTCTAAAGTAGTTGCACGTGATGCTTCTGGTAACTTTTCTGCAGGGACAGTCACTGCGGCTTTGTCTGGCAATGCAACAACAGCAACTACGGCTACCAACGTGGCTGGCGGTGCGGCTAACCAGCTTGTTTACAACACAGCGTCTGGCACTACATCTTTTGTAGTTGCTCCTACAACAGCCGGAACGTATCTAAATTGGAATGGTTCTGCGTTTGCTTACACAGCCATTTCTACACCTAGCTCTGCTACGTTTAACAACGGCGGCGCAGGTGATGCGTCTGGTACAACCTTTAATGGTTCCACAGCACGAACAATTTCATACAACACTGTTGGCGCATCTCCTCTAGCTGGTTCGTCAAGCTTGACCACGACTGGCACGGTAACTTCTGGTACATGGTCTGGGTCATTTGGCGCGGTAAGCGGCGCTAACTTGACCAACATTACTGGCGCTAACGTTACTGGCACTGTTGCTAATGCAACCAGTGCAACATCTGCAACATCTGCAACATCTGCTACTTCAGCAACTACCGCGACTAACGTAGCGGGTGGCGCGGCAAACCGTATTGTTTACAACTCAGGCGCTGGCGCTAGTACTTTTGTTGTTGCTCCAACAACATCTAGCACATACCTTGGCTGGGACGGCAGTGCTTTTGTTTGGTCTGCAACTACAGGACCCACAGGTCCGACAGGTCCTGCTGGTGCAGCCGGATCCCCCGGAACAAACGGCAGTCCCGGCCCCACAGGCCCCACAGGCCCACAGGGCATTCAAGGTGTTGCTGGACCTACCGGACCTGCCGGAGCAGCAGGAGGCCCCGGCCCCACAGGGCCAGCAGGAGCCGCTGGAAGCCCCGGACCAACTGGCCCAACTGGCCCAACGGGAACGTTTAATACAAATACCGCAGCTCAGATTTTGACATTGGGTGTTGGTACAGCTTCATCCGGAACTACCGGAGAAATTCGGGCGACCAATAACATCACTGCATACTACTCTGATGAACGTCTAAAAACCAAAATAAGCGGCATTGACAATGCGCTAGATAAAGTGCGTCAGATTACTACAATGATTTACCACGCTAATGAAACTGCGGTGGCGATGGGGTATGACGCTTCAATTATTGAAGTTGGCGTAACTGCACAATCGGTTCAAGCGGTGCAACCTGAAGTTGTTGTTCCAGCCCCAATTGACGCTAGATATTGGACTGTTCGTTATGAGCGCCTTGTGCCGCTAATAATTGAGGCCATTAAAGAACTTGACGCTCAAGTGCAGGAATTGCGTAAATGAGTCATCTTCCCCTTTGGTATCTTGGAAAAGTAGATAGCGACACCTGCAATCAAATTATTGCAGAAATGTCAGGCATTGAAGTTAAAGATGCGGCTATGGGTATCGATGGGACGGAAAAAAATACCGCTACTCGCAACACCAATGTGCGTTTTGGCGGGCCTGACTATTGGCTCAATGACCGGTTTGAAGGTTTTGCTATGCAGGCCAACAAGGAATGCAAGTGGGAATACCATGTCACCGGTCGTGAAAACATCCAGTTTGCGGAGTATGGCCCGGAGCAGCACTATGCTTGGCACACTGATACGTTTGCATTGTCGGGAGCGCCGACAGACCGCAAGATCACCATCGTCTGTCTTTTAAATGACGAGTTTGAAGGCGGGCAGTTTCAAGTTCGCTTGTACAGTGACTATACCGTGCCGCTAGAAAAAGGGACAATTATTGCGTTCCCATCTATACTTGAACATCGCGTAGTTCCAGTAACTTCTGGCATTCGCTATTCTGCAACCATGTGGTTTAACGGCCCTAGATTCCGTTGAAATAAGGACAAATCATGTCAAGTACTTTTTCCAACCTTAAGTTTGAGTTAATTACAACCGGAGAGCAGTCTGGTACTTGGGGCGGTACAACCAATACAAACATTGGTACAGCTATTGAGCAGGCCATCGTTGGTATGGCCACGCTTACTTCAGCGGACTTTACGACCAACGTAGCAACTCTAACACTGACAAACACGAATACAGCACAAAATGCACGAGCTTTGTGTTTGGTGGTGTCTGCCGCTTCATTGAGCGCCGCAGGGACAATTAACGTCCCAGCCATTCAAAAGCCTTACCTGATTATTAACAATGATTCATTTGCAGTCACTGTAAAGGTGACGGGTCTGACTGGTGTATCCGTACCCGCCGGTAAACGTACTCTGGTGTACAACAACGGCACAGATGTCGGCAATCAAGTTGATTATTTGTCTTCTTTGGCGTTGGGTACAGCCCTTCCACTAGCTTCTGGTGGTACAGGCGCAACATCAGCCGCCACAGCAAAAACAGCTTTAGGTGCAACGACGGTTGGTAACAACTTCTTTACACTGACTAACCCTAGCGCAGTAACGTACATCCAGATTAATGCCGATAACACCATTACCACAATGGATGCGGCAACATTTAGAACTGCGATTGGTGCTGGTAGCGGTAGCGGTGGCGTAACCTCTGTGGCTGGAACAGGTAACGTAAACGGCATTAGTTTGACCGGTACAGTAACTAGCTCTGGCAACTTAACTCTTGGCGGTGCATTAGCCAACGTTAATCTGGCAACCCAAATGACTGGCACGTTGCCAATTGCCAATGGCGGCACGGGTACAACGTCCACAACCTTTGTAAATTTGGCTAGTAACGTAACTGGCAATTTACCCGTAACCAATTTAAACAGTGGAACAGGCGCTTCATCTGCTACGTTTTGGCGTGGTGATGGATCATGGGCCGCTGGTGTTGCAGGGCCAACCGGCCCCACAGGCGCTCCCGGACCCAATGGGCCTACTGGCTCTCAAGGCGCTCAAGGAAATCCCGGTCCACCCGGACCATCTGGCGGTATTGGCACATCATCAAACGGTCAGGTTATTTTTAACAGCAGTGGAGTTGCTACCGGCTCAACCAACCTAACCTTTGACGGCTTGAGCTTAACTTGCGGCGGCAACATTACCGCTTACTCTGATGAGACGCTAAAGATGAATTGGCGTGATTTCCCCGTTGACTTTATTGAGCAACTTGCTAAAGTAAAGAGCGGCGTGTTTGACCGGATTGATTCCGGTTCTACTCAAGTTGGTGTGGGTGCGGGGTCGTTGCAAGCAGTCATGCCAGACGCAGTGCAAAAACACGATAATGGCTTAATGTCTGTTGCATACGGCAACGCCGCTTTAGCAGCGGTAGTTGAATTAGCCAAGCGCGTTGTGTCTTTGGAAAAACAATTGAAGGATAGATAATGGCATTACCAGCTACAAATATAACGTTTAATGCTGTAAATGTAGAGCTTAATGGCATTAGTTCTGGCACTATTAGCTTAGATAATGCCCGCGTTCGTTCGCTTGGACAAAACGTTGCGGCATCCGGCACATCTTTTAGCGTAAGCTCTTTGGCGTCTAAAAGTGCAAAATGGGCGCAAGGTACTAACGTTGATATACCCAGCGGGTATTTCTATAGTACAGCTATGCCAAGAGGATCCGATGGCAATAGTTTTTTTCAAATTTTTTATCATAATGATGGAGCTCAAGTAGGGCTACAAATACAAAGACTATATTTAAATGGACAAGTAGTATCAAGATCTCAAGTTTCACCATCTTCAGGTGGTAACGCCGCTTATTTTGGCGCTGCTGCTGGGCCTTATAGCACTTCAAATTTATATATACTGACGGCTGGCGGAACTTCACGGAGTGCATTATGTAAAGTAAGCCCTTCTGGTACATTGTTGGGAAGTGCCATATTTTCCACTCCACAAGGTGTGGTGCTCCAAGAAAGAAATATAAGTGGGCCATGCAGGACTATGGCTGTCGATACATCGGAGAATGTTTATATTATTTTGGGGGCACGCACATCAACTTCTTTTGACGGCACTGCTATTTTTAATTGTGCCATTACTTCTCTTGATTCATCTTTAGCGATTAGATGGTCGCGTTATATGAATTACATTACCAATCCCGGTAGTTCTACTGGCTCTTATGCTTGGATTTCTGGTTTGGATTCCTCCAATAATTTATATGTAACTTACACTCAATACAATAATCCTACTAATGCTCTGGGATTAATAAAATTTAATTCAAGCGGCACAGTACTTTTTAACATATCATTTTATTGTGGAACCGCAGCAAATCAAGGCGTCATTTTGGGCCGCACCGGAGTTGGGACTAACGGCCAGACTGCTGTAGTTTGTACTGGAACTGGTGCAGGCGTTCCTTCAAACGGACAATTTTATATAGTTTACTTCAACAGCTCCGGCGTTAATCAATGGGTTGTAAGAGTTCCTGTTTATGGCAATCAGTTTTTAGGTGAACAAGACGGTGATTGTGTTATTGACGCATCTGGAAATGTGTATGTTGCCATACAAGGCTATGATAGTTCTCAAGGCAAGTATGAAGTTTTTGTTGTAAAGTTAAATTCTTCTGGAACTGTGCAATGGCAAAAACGTTTTGTAAACAATTCCGGTTCTTTCCCCTTTACCTTTCTTGCTGTTGCATGTTTATCTCTTTCAGGAAACGACTCATTACTTAGTATTAGCCTCCAAACTGGCCTTATCGATGAATATAATACTGTATATTATCCCTCCATTTTTACTATAAGTAGCGATGGCTCTAATGGTAACGGGACTTACGCTCTGAACCCCGCTACCGATCTTGTAGTTAATTCAAGCAGTCCTTTAAGTTTTTTATCTGGCTCAATAACTTCAACTTCAACTTTAGGTGTTAGTACAGGCAGCGTTTCAGTTGCAGGAACGGGTGTGGTAAGTCAGACGCCCACCGCCTTTACAACAGCGGTAATCAATATATCATGAATATTTACGCATACATCAAAATTGATACAAACGAGTATCCTGTGTTTGCAGGTGATTTGCGCAATCGCTGCTCAATTACTGAAGAGGTATTTCCGTGTCCAGCTGGATATGCAGAGGTTTATCACGTAGATGAACCTAGTAATTATCCTCAAAATCACACTGTAGTTGAACTTCCACCGGTTAATGTTAATGGAAGGTTTACACGAAATTTTGCATTTAAAGAACTTGTAGAAATAAAAATGCCAAAACCATTTAGTTTTGTTAACAAATACAAAGCGCCCGCCGATAAGCCAGTTTTCCCAACTGCGGCTAGTGGACAAATTCAAGCAGCAACTATTGGATAAACTAACCAAAGGAATTTTATGGCACAGCCTGCAGTAAATATTGGAACCGTTAAAAATGTTTTTGTAAGACAAATGCATTTTATTAGTATTGGAGATGAAGAAATGGGGCACGGACATCCGTATGACCATTTAACACTTCTTGCAAAAGGGCAGTTAAATGTAACTGTTAACGGACAGGAAACTTTGTTTACTGCTCCAAGCATGATTTACATTAAAGCAAATACGGAGCACAAGTTGACAGCCGCCTCAGAACAAACTGTAGCTTATTGCATTCATGCGTTACGTGAAGAAACTGGTGATATTGTTTCTCCAGAAATGGTTCCGCAAGGGTCAGAATTTTATAACATGGTTGCACGCCTAACAAATTCAAATGCGTAACATTTCTCCTAACGAAGTGCCCGAGTTTTCTGACTTGGTGCATTTTACTGAGTGGTACTTAAATGCAGGTATGCCAATACTTTTGCCGGATAATTCAGAAGTTTTTTTGTCTGACGATGCCACGGCAACATGTATGTTCAGGCATGGCCGATATCAGTTTGAGATGTATTTTATTCATCCAAACCCACTTATTCCAAGGCATGAACATCCGGGCGTAGAGAATATTGAAATCCCAAGCAGCAATTGGAGCGATCTTTCTCATGATGTATTAAAAGCTCGTATTCAGTTGAACGGCCAACCTCACGGGAAAAGCATTATTACAAGGGCGGGAACTTCGGGATTTGCTTTATTCTCTGCGCAAAAGTGGGACGAGGGTATTGAAATATCAACCATTGGCGCTCGGTGGAAAGGCCCAACAGCAGGCCCAAAACATGATGCTTTGATTCGGCGATTTAATCCAAATTCTTACGCTTATCCCGGCTACGCAGACGTTACGCGGGAACAGCCGGTAGCCTCTGCAGTAATGTAAGGACGTGTAATGAATTTTGTTTTTCCAAACAATACTGGCACGCTAGAGGAATTTGCGGCTTGGTACAAGGCAAACGAGTATCCCATGCGGCCACCGTTTGAGGATCCTGTTTATGTTACGGATAACAGCTACAGCTATGTGTTGTTTCGCCAAGGGCAGTTTCAAGTTGAAATGTATTTGATAAAGCCAAATTGTGGCTGCCCTGAGCACAGCCACCCCCGCGTAGAAAACATCATTCTTTTTCTGGGTGGTGACGCTTGACCAACACATAATGGCGTAGAAATGAATATTGGCGGACCGTTTGTGCGTGCTGCCGCTGATGGAACTAGCCCTATTTTTGGCGCTATGGGTCCAAAAATAACAGATGAAAATACCCACGCTTTACTTACTGGAGCTAAAGGCGCTGCCTTTCTCAGTTTGGAAAAGTGGCCTGAAGATATAAAGCCAACAAGCGTTGTTGTGAATTGGCAAGGTTCGCCGGTTGGGGATACCCACTTGCCGCAAATTCAGTCTTTATAAAATTTGTTGTAGCGATAAAATGAATGCGCTGGCTTGTCATATTATGGATGTTGTTGTTGGCAGGGGCGGCCTCAAAATCGCCGTGCTTGGTTACGGATTTTTACGGTCTTAG